TTTTCTGATAGCTTGGTTAATCAAATACCATGCCCTAATATTAACATAACTAAAAGGGTTATAGATAGAATCAGCCTAGTGTATATGAAGCCACCTATTAGGGAATATTCTAATGAAGATGTTGTTGATTTCTTTCACTTAAAAGATATGAAGATGCAAAGAGCAGAAAAGCTATGCAATCTATTAGAGGTGATATTGATTAAGCCTACATGGAGAAAAGAGAAAATAGAGTATGATATAATTAGAGATTGGGAGGTTATGTATAATGATTCAGATGATCCACTTACTCCATCTGCTATTACTTACCCTTTGTCTGTTAGGAGTAATGTGCTGGATACTACTCCTGAACATTGGGCATATTGGGATGCTGATAATCACTTCATTTATGAGAAAGGTACAGGTAAAAAGATAGTTGATCCTGATAACCCTGAAATGATTAATCCCTATTCAATGCTACCATTTGTTGAATGTTATTCTAATGGTAAGCCTGAATCAAGCTATTTTGATACAGATGCTTCACTTGATTTAATTGCTACTAATGAAGCCTGTAATGTAGCAGAGTTTAATAAGAATGCTAATATTATGTTTCAATCATTTGGATTTGGATATATAACAGGTAGTAATATAGAGAAAGAAAAGCTAGATATAGGTCAGGACAAGTGGAGTTTCTTAGGACATGATGGAACTTTAAGTATGGTTGCACCACCTAATAGTGTTCCTGCACTTACTGATAGCATCAATGAAAGCTATAAGATGTTAGCACAGAATTATCACTTATCTGTTTCATTTGTTGAAGGTAGCACAGCAGAATCAGGTGTTGCATTAAGGCTTAGGAATCAAGAGTTGATGGATAGCAGAAGATCAGATGTAGAAAAATATAAAAGATTAGAATATAAGATGTTTGAAGTTGAGGAAAGGATATTAGCAGTTGAATTAGCAAAAGATGCTGGTTTTCTGCTTAGTGTTGATTATGAGGAATCAACAGAAATACTATCAGATCAAGAGCAGAGGGAAAAGTGGGATTGGGAATTAGCTAATGGGCTTATAGATACTGCTGATATATTAATGCAGAAAGACCCTGATAGATACCCTGAAAGACAAGATGCTTTAGATTACCTTGCAGAAAGAAGTGGTGTTACAGAAGAACCAGCAGAAGCATCACCACTATTACAGGCATTAACTACACCTGTGTAAATGGCTGATATACATGATGAATTAGAAGCTAGAGCAAGTGAGTTAGCTAAAAAGTTTGAGCAATCATTTGATGAAGTTTTTGCTGCACTATTGAAACTTGTAGAAGGTAAAACATCAGAACAAGCTATAGAAATATTATCAGGTATAAATATAGGTAAAGCATTAGAATTAAAACAGAAGCCAATTAGATCAAGCACATTACAAGCAGGTGCAATTAGTATATTAGAAAACACATATAGAACAACAACACCATTAACAGAAAAATCATTAAGAGGGCTTTTAACTAGTGTTGATAATAAGCTATCATCAAGATATACTGATGTAGTTGGTAATGATATAAGAAGTATAATTGTTGATGGTATATCTACAGGCAAATTTCCAAATCAAATATTAAAAGATTCTAAAGGCAGATTAGAAGATTTAGGATATTCAGCAGATAATATACAGAAAGAAATACAAACAGGCTTTAATCAATACAGCAATTCAGTTACTAATATGATGGCTGAAAAAGCACCTGCAAAAACAAAGTATGTTTATATAGGTGCTTATGATGATAGGACTAGGGAGGAATGTATAGATAAGATAGGATTTGGTGAAGCTACAAGGCAGGAAATAATTAATAGATTTGGTGATATGAATAATGAGATTTGGAATTGCAGACATAAATGGGAAGAAGTATCATCATCACCTGAAGATCAAGGATATAACCCTAAAAAGTTTGAGAAATAATGTTAGATAATAAATTCTTTAGAAAAATAGCAGCAGAAGTTGTTAAGGAATATAGAAAGTATATATTTGATCCTGCTGGTGGTGGTTCAAAAGCAAAGCAGGTAGATGGTAAATCATATGGTCAATATACATCACAATACAACAAAGCAAAAAAATCAAAGAAGATTAAAAGGATCTCATCAAAGTTTTCACAAAGTAATGCACCTGTATTATCAGGAGATTTATTAAATGATTTTCAATTTGTAAAATATTTGATAAATGGATTTACTTTTGGCTTTCCAACACAAGGTGCTAAAGTTAAACAACTTGCTAAATTAAAAAGAGTTATATCAAGTGAATCAAAACCTATACCTAAACCTGTTGAAAAATTTGTATTAAAAGAAGCTGATAAATATGTTAGAAAAGAACTTGGTAAAATAAAAGGTGGTACTTTTAATATTGGCTAACTTAAATTAAAGCATAACTTTAACTCACAAAAGAGGAATTAAAATGTCAGAAGAAACAAAGGCTCAACCACAAACTGAAGGAAACAGTGAAACAAATCCTAGCACACAAGCTAATAAAAATGATGTACCTTATGATAGGTTTGCAGAAGTTAATCAAGTTAAGAATCAGTTTAAGTCTGAAAATGAAGATTTAAAAGCACAGCTTTCAAAGATGGAATCAGCACAGGAGGAACAAAGACAGGAAGCTATGAAAAAGAATCAAGAATTTGAAGCCCTATACAATGAAACTAATTCACAGCTTAGTAGGTTCAAAGAACAGAATGAGGTTTATAAAAATGATTTATCTGCTATTAGAGAAGGGCTTGTTAATCAAGTTCCTGAAGATAGGAGATATATTACAGATGGTATGAGCATGGGTAATTTGCAGAAGTTTGTTCAAGATGAGCAGATGGTTGCAAATTCAAATAAAACAAGTTCAGCTAGAGCAGGTGAAACTGCAAAGGGTGAATTTGGTGGATATAATTCTCCTGCTGAATGGGCTGCAAATGATCCACAAGGCTATCAAAAATCAAGAGGTGTAACAGGTAGTGGTGTGAAAATAGCTTATGGTGGTTAAATGTCAGAAATAATAGTAAAAAAAGACAAGGTTAAAATTAATGATGGTGGACATGATGCTTTTGGTGTCAATGTTGATCCAAATAAAACATTAAAACATTGTACTAATCCTGATGGAAGTTCTGATACATATCATAAAGATCAGAAAATAAATTATGATGATTATGTTTCTGAATTAGAAAATAGGTATCATAAAAAATCACAAGGAAAAAATCTTGAAAGTGCTGGATTAGGTTTATTTGCTGGATTTGGTAAGGGAACATTAAATAAAAATAAATAATTAATTAATCCTACTTGAAGGCTAACAAGCAGTTGAAAGAGGATAAATAAGAGGTAAATTATGGCTTTAAGTGATGGTGCAACTACTACAAGCACATTAGCAGGTGGTATTGGAATGACAATAGGAGATGCTGTTGTAGCATTTAATAAGACAAATGTCTTTCTTCCATTGGTAACATCAAAACAGGCAGCACAAGGAACAGGATCAGTTGAATTTTCTGATTGGACTGCTGTGGCACTTGCAGATGTTCCTGCATTAACAGAAGGAACAGCAGGAACTGCTCAGGCACTTGCTACTACAGCAAGAACTGCTACTATTGGAGAGCATGGAATACAGGTTGATATTACAGACCTTTCTCAAATGGGTTATGGTGCAGGAAGTTTAAAAGAAACAGCAGGTGCAGTGATTGGTAATGCAGTTGCTATGAGGTTAGATGATGATATTGCTAATTTATTTGCAGCAGGTTCATTGACAAGTGATGCTTGTGGTGCAGGTACAACTTTAGCATTATCTCACATATTTGATTGTTTAAGATTGTTAAATGCAAATGGCGCACCAGCACCTTTAAATTTAGCACTTGGAACAAAGCAGGTGTGGGGTGCAAAAGGTGTTAGAAAGTTAATTACAGATGTAGCTGTAACAGGTTCTAATGCTAAACCTTATTCTTCATTTGGAATGGCTCAAGGACAAGAACTTGCAACTAATGGATTTGTAACAAGGTTAGCAGGTTTTGATGTATATACTTCTCCACAAATAACTGAAATATCAGGAGATGATGAAGAAGGTTGTGCATTTAGTGCTGGTGCTTTTGGTGTAGGTATTGGTGTAGATGGTCTTATTAGAATAGAAGAACAAAGAAATGCTGCAAAAAGAGCAACAGAAGTTGTTGCTACAGGATTTTGGGGTGAAACTATGATAAAAGATTTATTTGCTGTATCTTTAACATCAGATGTATCTTAAATAAATAGTTGTTAATTAAATATGAGGGTGAGGTTGAGGTGCTTTGCCCTCATATTGAATAAGGAGATTAAATGCTAAGAAAATTTAAAAAACCTAATGGGTTTATTGTTAAAACAGATTCAAATGTTCATAGTGAAGAATATATTAAAAATTGTGCTAAAATGTTTGATGAAATAAAAGAAACATCTTCTAAAAAAAATACAAAGAAAAAATGATTCCTGATTTTAAATCACTTGTTAAAAGAATAGGTGCTAATGAAGGGTTTGAGAGAACACCATATCAATGCACTATGGGAGTTTGGACTATTGGACATGGCTTCACTTGGATTACAGAAGAAGAATCTTTGCACATATTAGCTGGTAGAGTATCAAGTTTACACTTAGAATTATCAAATAAGTGGGCTTGGTATGATGAACTACCTCCTGAAGTGCAGGGTGTTGTGGTTGAAATGTGCTTCCAATTAGGAGTGCATGGATTCTCTAAGTTTAAAAAAGCTATTGCACATATGAAAAATAAAGAATGGAAACAAGCAGCAGATGAAATGCTTGACAGCCTATGGTCAAAGCAAACACCAAATAGAGCAAATAGATTAGCTACTGTTGTTAGAGATCATGGCTAGTGGATGTAGTAGGATTAATAGAATCATTAGGCATACCTGTAGCAGTAGCCTGTGTTCTTGGTTATGGTTGTTATTATTTAATAGGCTTTATAAATGGAAGGTTAATGCAAAAACTTGATGAACAAGCTAAAAGGCAGGAAGATATATTAATAACCCTGATCAATGTTCAGAAAGAATTTACCACTAAAATAGTAGAAACCAACACAGAGATGAAGTCTATCTATAAAACATTTTTAGAAGTTGTCAAGGCTTTAAAAACATCAAATGGAATTAAAAAGTGAGTGATATAGATAAGATAAAACAGCAAAGAGCAAGAGACATCAGAATTATGAGAGATAAGGCTGCTGTTAATATTGCTAAATGGGCTTTACCTACTATTGTTTTATTGTTTGCTGGGCTTGTTGGTTCTATTGTGTTTATTAAAGATATGTCAGCTATTGCTATTATATCAGCAGCTACATCTTCTACATCAATGGCATTAATTTCAATTCTTAATACTATGACAGGACATAAGGACAAAGAAGATCCTATTGTATCTATTATTAAGGGTTATTCAGAGCAAAATGCTGCACTAATTGACCATTTAAAATCAGAAAAAAACAAATCTCAATCAATCAGGCTAGGTGATAAAGAAGTTTCTTTAACAGAAGGTGCTACAAATATCCATGTATCTGATCAAGATGTGCTGTATGGAAAGGATAAGCCTTTAAAGAAATGAGTGATCCAACCATAAATGAAAAAAGCCACTTTAAAATTAGTCTCCCTATGGCGTTACAAGCACTAGGATTAATTGGAGTTTTAGTGTTTGGCTATAGGGATTTAGAAAGTAGAATTAGAATGTTAGAGCATAATGTTGAAATGAATGTAAGCTCAGTAAAAGAATTGGTCAAAGTTCAAGACCTTCCAATTCCCTCTGACATTAGGCAAGACAAGACTATTGAGTTTTTACAGGCTCAATTAAGTAATAATAGTGATGATATAGAATATCTTAAAAGAAAGATGTATGCAAATGACTGATGAAGCCATAAGATTAGTGCAGGAACTAGGTTTTCCTATTGCAATGAGTATTGCCCTAGCTTTTGCATTATATAGCGTTATAAGGTATATTTTGAAAGAAAAAGTAGAAGATACTTTAAACAGGTTTGATGAAAGGCATGATAACCTTATTAAAGAATTAGATAGTATTAAGAAACAAATGCACTTGAGATTTGACCAAGAAAGAGATGATACAGAAAAGATTAAAAAGTGGATGGCTGAAATTAAGAGTGATTTAAAAATTTATATTGATTTACAAATGAAAGGGAAATAATGAAAGCATTAGTTAAAGCAATAAAAGGCATGGCTATTAATATGGTTATAGGTCAATTAGAAGCCAATAAAAAAGAATTAGCTAAAAACATAGCATCTAAAGTTGATATACCATTTGTTAGTGAAAAAGATGAGATTGCATTAGCAGAAGGTGTATTGTCAGCAGTTAAAGATGTAATTGAGGATATGGCTAAAAAGTGATACCTGCTTCTTTTATACCTATGATTGCAAAGTTTGTTTTAGGAGATAAGATATTGCCTAAAATTATGGATCATATTGCAAAGGTATATAAGCTGGATAAAGTGCTTAATTATATGGAACTGCCTAATGATGCAGATAACAGAATTGATAAATTAGAAGAACAAGTAAAGATGTTAGCAAAGAAAATAGATGAATGATTTAACCCTGCAAAATAGTATTGATGAGAATTTAAGACCTGTAAAAGTAGCAGGGCAAAATTCTGCCCTTGAAATATCTATAGAAAAAGTAAGGGTAAAAGATTTAGAGGTTACAGGTGATGTTGAAGGTGTATCAGATAGCACTAAATTGCCTTTAGCAGGTGGAATTATGACAGGAAATATTGGAACAGTAGGTAGTTTTAGGCTAGATGGTGGTGGAGATATAAGTCTAGATGCTACAGGAGATGTTAGTGTAAAAGATGAAGGCACAGAATATGTAAAATTTTCAAGTGCTATGAATATAAGCAGTTTTACCCTATATGAAGCAGGTGGGGCTAGTGAAGATGATTATTTTAATATTAATACAAATTTAAATGGTGTAACTAAACTAGTTACAAAGGATAATGCTAGTAATGGTGCAAACTTAACTTTGGATATAGATGGTGATATAACCCTAGATTCAGAAACAGGAGTATTTATAGCCAAAAAAGCAGGAACTGAATTTAGTGCTGCTAATAGTTCTTATGCAGGAATGATATTAGGTATGACATATTTAAGAAATGCTACAGATTCAACTTCTAGGGGTTCAATACTATTTTCAGGAACAACTTGGGCAATATTTGATAGCTATCAAGGAACAGTAGCAGAGGTAACATTTACAGCACCACCAAGTGGAAATGTAGAAATAACTCTTAATGCTCTTGCTTCTAATACTAATGATTATGTAGAATTATCACTATCTAGTGATAATAGTAGTTATACAGAAGTTAATGCAATTCATACATATGAGTTTAGCCCTACATATATAGATGAAAGTGATAGAATAATGCAGCATTATAATTGGATTATTACAGGATTGACAGCAGGAACTTCATATACATATTCAGTTTGGGGAAGGACTAATGGATCAAGCAATAGGGCTTATTTTTATCATGGAATGCAATGGGGGTATGGTGGAAATTCAAAACAAGCACCACCCATAACAATGAAAGCAATAGCACTACCAGCAACTTTGGTAACAGGAGAATAATATGCCAACATTTCAAGGAAATCCACTATCAAGTTTTTATAAAAGAATCATGCAAATTAGTCAATCCTCTAATACAGGATTTGATAATTCTAGCAGGGCAATAGAAACAGGTGATGGTGTTGCTAGTGCAGTAAAAATTGGAAAAGCAGGTTTAAATATTCAGCCTACAAGTTCAGCATTAGATTCTACAGGAAATTTTAATGTTCAAACAGCAGGTGGTGATCAGATATTACAAGCTAATACAACAGATTCTACTGTAAAAGCAGGTGCATCACTAGCAAATGTCCTTACAATGCACAAAGAAATGGGTGTATATGAATTTTCACCAAATAGTGCAGGTTACCATTATCCACTTATAGCAAATAGAGTTGGTATGCAAGGTGCAGAAGGACTTACTTATGATGATGATTGGGGTAATGGAACTGATCCTGCAACAAGTTTAGATGTTAGTGGACTTACTGATCCTGAAAATGCAATAGCAGTATATTGGTATATACAACATAATATTACATTAGATTCTGTAAGGTCAATGGTTAGAGCAGATACCACAGGAACTATTAATATGCACTTAATGAGCTATGATTTAGATACAACAACAAATCATGGAGACTTGTCAAATGGTGCAGTATGTGCAAGTGGCTCAATACCTGCAACATCATCAACTGTTAAGACAGGAACATTTACACTAGATTCTGCTGATATAAATAGTGGAAAAGTTGTAGTAGGATTTTTAGAAAATGCAACAGATACAGGAGATGTATCATTAGCACTAGATATTTATTACCATATTAGATAAGGAGAAGTAATGCCAAATTTCACAACAACAACAAATATAACAACAGGAAGGGGAGATACTTTAACTGCAACAAAATCAGGGCAGTATGAAGATGTTTTTAATGTAAGGCAAGAATGTGATAATGTGAATGGTTTTATTACATTAGTGCTTGGTGGCTCAAAAGGTCAATCTGTTTTAGAAGATTGTAAAACATTGATAATTAAAAACACAGGCATAGTATCTGCTGAAATACAAATTAGAACAGAACAATGGGCTGATGGAACTCCTGATACTAATGCAGATGGTGCAGGTGGTTTATCTAATCAAACATTCTTATTAGCTGTTGGTGATTATATGATGCTACCAAATTTTAGGCAGATAAACTTTGGTTCTACTGATGCTTCAGGTGCAAATGCTTATCAGCTAACAAATCAAGCACCTGAAAGAGATATTTCTTCACCTGTTTTATATGTTGCAGTTGATAATCCTGCTGGTAGTGATGCACAATTAGCAGCAGAAGCTATTGATGGAACTGAAACAGAAATAGATGTAGATGATGGAGATTTTTTTAAAGTAGGTGATTTAATAAGAGTAGAAAATGAAATTATGGAAGTTACAGGTATAAACTCTGATACACTTACAGTAATAAGAGGAACACATGGATCAGCTAAAGCATCACATTCTGATAATACTGCACTTAGGTTTCCATTTTTTAATGCTTATGCAGATTTTGATAAGTTTTCTACTGCTCAAACAGATGCTTCAGGTAGATTTAAGTGTATGAACTTTTTTGGTTATGGTAGAACAGAAGGTGAAGCAGATGGTATAGTAGCAGGATCAGTTTCAGGTAAATTTTATGAAGCAGGGTATCAAGAATTAGGGCTTTCAGGAATCACAGCTTCAACTAAAACAGGGTTGGCAGCATCAACTGCTTATGCTTTTGATATTGCAGTAGATGGTGGATCAGATCATACTTTAAGTTTTACTACAGATTCTTCTAATGGTAATTTTGGTGGAACTAATGGCTTGATACAAAAGATTCAAGCAGCATTAGATGCTCAATTTTATACAACAAGTTCTAACTTGTTAAATAAAAAGGTTCATTGTGCTATAGTTTCAGGTGATATAAGATTTACATCAGGACAGCATTTATCAACATCAGCAATAGCAATATCTGCACCTGCAAGTGGAACAACACCTTTTGGAGTTGGTGCTATTAGCATGGCTGTAGGAGATATAGAAGCTGCTGTTCCTGCAAAACTTCCTGTAGATACTATAAATAATCCAAAATCAAATGTATCAATACCAAATACAAGTGCTTTCTTTTATGATGATGGGCATGGAAATATACTAGGTGCTTGTAATGGAACAATAAATTATGAAACAGGTGCTATTGATTTGCAAGGATGTCCACCAAATGCTAATTTTGTTGTAGATGCTAATTATGGAACTGCTCATGCAGGTGGTAATGAATTTACAACAACAGCAGGTAATTCTATAGTGCAGGTAGCAGGAAGAAGTTGTAATAGTAAAATTAATGCAGTAATTGAAGTAATAGGATTAAAATAATGCCAAAAGGAACAGGAACTTATGGTAAAAAGGTAGGCAGACCTAAAAAGAAAACACCTAAAAGAAGGAAATAAAAATGGCTACTGATTTTAAATATGCAAGTCAATCTGATTTAGAAATGTATTATCCAGCATTTAGTCAATTTGATACAAAGACACAAATAGTTGGATGGACAACTACAGATACAACAAATCAATATCAGGCAAATAACACAGGTTTGATTACACAATTATTTTTTGATGGAATAGAGGGAACTGCTGTTACAGATAGCCCTAATGCTATTTATGAATATAATTATTCAGCATCTACTGATTCTGTTCAAGTGTTCCACACAAGTAAAAATCCTAATGATATGCTGATGGAAGCAGGTATAGACAATGCTACCTATTTTGATCAAATGCTTGTAAATGCTTCAATGGAACTCAATAATCTACTAGATAGAAGATACCCTACACCTATACCAAAATATGCCCAATATGATGCAAATACAGCTTATTCTAGTAGTGCTATAGAATATGATGCTATTATAGTTAAAGCAACTTGCTATATATGTGCATCAAATCTACTTAGAACTGAAAATAGGCAAGAAGATGCAGATTATTATCATTCATTAGTTACTAACACAGAAGGCACAGGAATTGTTGATAAGTTGAATAAGGGTGAATCAAAGCTATCTTTTGAAGTAGATGCAGATGATAGTAAAGGTAAAGTCAGTAGAATACAGGGTAGTGGATCAATGGAAATAATAGAAACAGGTGGTGCTTATATAGGTGAAGCCTTTGATTTATTAAAAATTACTTGCACTACTGCTGGTGCTTATGGTGTAGCAAAGGTTAAGGTTGAATATTATGGAAATGATAAACTTTTAGGTTCTGAAGATACAGATAAAATTATTACAGGTGGATTACAAGAAATTCATAGTGGCTTATATGCTAGATTTCAGGGTGCTGCTATGGTTGCAGGTGAAACTCCTGATATATGGGAAATAGAAGTATATTCAGAGCATAGAAAGATAACAAATGCAGAATCAGGTGGTATACAACTTACTAGAAGAAGTTATGGTATTTAGCTTTGCCTGTTACCTACGCTAATAATTGGGAAAATATATCTAACAAGCTTTTAAATATTTTTAGAAGTGAATTTGGTGCATCACTTCCTGTATATCTAGGTGAGGGTGATTATGCAGGATCACAATTTTTAAAAATCTTATATAATTCAAGTGAACTTATAGAAAAAAATGTAGAATCTGAAACAAGAGAATATTCATTTACTTTTGTTTTATACATGATGGAGGCTAGTTCAGAAAAAAGTGATATGATTAACCTCCTTAGAATATTATGCAGAATAGAAGCCCTTATTAATCAAAATAGAAGCCTTACATTATCAGATAGCACATTAGCTATTAATTGCAATTTGGATAATTATTTAATAGCAGAGCAGGAAGATTCAGAGCATTATTTAGTAGAAATAGATTTTTTATGTAGCCATTTAGGAAATGTTAATTAATGGGTGTGGCTTTTACTAATAATTGGGAATTACTGATAAATAAGCTACAAAGTGTATTATCAACAGAATTTGGTCAAACCTTAAAGATTTATTCATCTATTAAAGATATAACAGAAGCAAGTCAATATCTTCAAATAAAACCAGCAGGAAGTGATAGTATTGAATATTATCAAGATTCAGAAATTAGAGAATTTAGTTTATCATTAGAACTTCATTATAAAAATCAGAATATAAAAAATAGAGGTTTTGCACAAATAATGTTATTAACCTCTAGGGTAGAAGAAGTTATTTCTAATAATCCAACTTTAACACTATCTGATAATTCAAAGGCACATAATTGCAGAATAGAATCAACTGAAATAAACAAAGATGATCCTGATGAATATATAGTAAATATGGATTTTAAATGTGTTCATGCTAACAGTAGCTTAACACCAGCACTATCAATTACAGCATCACAGGTTTCAAGTGGTGTATCTTCAACTGATGAGTTTTTATCTTTAACATTTACACTAAACAGAGATTCAAATAACTTTGCTGCTAGTGATGTAGATGTTACTAATGGTGTTCTAAGTAGCTTTAGTGGTTCAGGATCAGTTTACACAGCTACATTTACACCATCAGCTTTAGGTGCTACTACAATAAGGGTTTTAGCAGATAAATTTACAGGAATAAATGCAACAGGTGCTAATACAGCATCAAATATATTTAATTGGACTTATGTTCCTGCAATAAGATCATTAGAATTAAATGGTACTGATGAATATGTAAGTTTTGGTGATATAGATGAATTAGAAGATATTAGTGTTATTAGCCTTGCTTTTTGGATTAAATTTAAAAGTGTAACAGAGTCTCATGAAATAATTACTAAAGGCAGGTATGTACATTCTACTGCATCATGGGCTATAGAATATGAAAGTATTAATAAGAGATTAGAATTTTCAATAAAGAATGCGCGTTTTGCCTTTGAAGATTTGCCTGATTTAGCTGCTGATACTTGGTATCATATAGGTGCAACTTATTCAAATGCAACTGATGCAATAGCATTGTATTTAAATGGAAGTGCTTTAAGTGCATATTCAGCAGGATCATATATTGATGTTCCAAATACAACAAAAGAAGTAAAGGTGGGTGTTGGTGATAAAAACAATTATGGTAATTTTTACATTGGCTATGTTGGAATATGGACAGATTTCTTATCTGCTGCTGAAATTACTGCAATATATAATTCAGGAAATAGAAATGTTCCTTTAAATTTAGCATCAAATTCAGGAGATTACACATCAGCAGGGGATTTAGAATGTTTTTGGAAATTCAATGAATCATCAGGTTTTGGAACAGATGCAGTAACAGATTATTCAGGAAATGGTCATGCAGGAACAACTTTTAATACAGATAATTCTAATTGGATTGAAGAAGAATAAAATAAAGGCTAAATTATATTTGTTATTTTAATTAAATTAATGTAAGGAAAATCATGAAGATAAAAGGTTTAGAAGATAAAATTTATAGAATAAATCCAAACTCAGTTAATTTTTCTATGGCTAAATTAGAGAAATTAAAAGAAGGGGGAGTTGTAGATTTAAGTAAAGATGATGCTGAAAGTCTTATTAATAAAGGCATGGCTGTAGTAGTAAAATCAAGCAAAAAAGGAGATAAATAATGGCAGATACTAGAGTAGTGCCTGTAAGTGCTGTAAAATATGGGCTAAAATCTGAAGCAACTCTTGGAACAGGCTTAGATAGTGATCTTAGTACAGGTGGTGATACAACAGCATATTTAACACAGCCTGTTATACAAGCACAAAAACCAACATTTAATATTACAAGAGAATCAAGGCTTTTATCAGGTAGGGGAACAGTAAAAAATGCTGCTGATACAATAATAAATGCAAGGGGTGGAACTGTTACAATGCCTTTTGAAATGTTAGCAACTCCAAGAACTTTAGCACAGCATTGTTTATTAGTTGGTCAGGAAAATGATTATGGCTCTAATATTCATGAAATGGAGATAGATGGTGCAAGTAATGCTACTTCTATAGGTGGTAGTAATTCACTACCAAATCATAGTGTTAATATAGGTTGGTATGATGGAAGTACAGGTGGTGGTATTAGGGTTTGTGGTGCAGTATGTTCTGATCTTACAATATCAGGAGATATTGCAGCTAATAATGGCTTATTGAGTATATCAGGAAATTATTTTAGTGGATTCTCAGCAGCACCATCAGCAGATTATCCTGCAAGTACAACTACTTCTTTAGAAACTAATTTGGCTGGTTCTTGGGTAGCTGCTGAAACAACACATTTTAATATAATGGATATGAGTACAAAAACATTAGATGTAGAAGCAAATGCTACTCAAGCATTTGTATTAAGATCATTTAATTTTAATATTGCAAATGGTGTAAATAGGGTTGGATTTGATACTAATGGTAATGCAGAAGCTTATGCTTTTCCTGAATATACTGTTACAGGAGATATAACTATAAAATATGATGATTTACATGATTTTAGTGCTGGATATAATGTAATTCAAGATTTTATAAGTGGCACTACATTGTCTTTAGCTATGAATATTGGTGATGGAACATTAAGTTCAGCAGGGGAGTGCAATATAGCTGCTGAAATACAATATACAGGTGATCCAGCTTTAGATTTATCAGAAAGTGGTTTGTATTTAAATTTGCCTTTTGAGTGTGTTCAAAATAGCACAACAGAAGCTTTTAAGATCAGCACATTTTTAGCTGAAGCTTCAACAGTTTGGTAAAATGAATAGTATTAAAGCCAAACCATATAAAAGTTTAGGGCATACTGATTTTAAAGAAATAGAAGTTCCATTAAAATTATGGAACATGGAATCTAGGAAATTAGTTAATACCTTATTAAGCAAAACACAAAATCAAGAATTATCAGAATTTGATGCTTTTTGTCAAATAATAGAAAATGTTACATCATTATCTGAAGAAGATGTGTTTAAGTTTGCTGATGAAGAAATAACTGCTATTGCTTTAACAATAGTTGAGCAATTTAGAAAAAAAAAATAGATGATGCACTACTTAGGATCAATGTGTGGATAAGTTTTAATGATCTTAAAAAAGGTGCATTTTCAGGGGTTTCTTTCCCATATGTAGCAAAACAACTATCAACTAATAAAAATGCTGAATATAAGGCAATTTCAGATGTTTATGATGAAATTATAAAGCTTTATGATATAGCAGATCAAAAGGGGTATAATTTGGGAGAAGCATTATATAGTCAATTGTTCTTTTTTGCTGATCCTGAACTATTAGTTGATGAAGATATGCAAAACAGGATTAAAGAATATACTTTTTGCAAGAAGTTTAATTGCCCTCCAGCACCATCCATAGATCAAGTTCCTATAGATTTGTTTGATGATTTTCTAATTATAGAAGAAGAATATGTTAATTGTGTAAAAAGCCAACAGGAGGTAGCTAATGCCTAATTTTTTAATTAATGTAAAAGAAAAAGGTGCTAAAAAAGCAAGTAAAAATATAGGTGGATTAAATACTGCTTTAGGTGGGTTAGCTGGGAAGGCAGCATTAGCAGCAGGTGCATTTTTTGGTGGTGGAATGTTGCTTTCAGGAATGAAAAGAGCAATAGACTTAGCAGGAGAGCAAGAAAAAGCAGAAAAGACATTAGAAACAGCATTAGGAAGAAGATCACAAGGTTTATTAGATCAGGCAAGGGCATTACAGCAAGTTACTACATTTGGTGATGAAGCTATTATATCAGCACAAGCATTAATAGGTGCATTTGTAAATGATGAAGAACAAATAAAATTAGCAACTGCTGCAACATTAGATTTAGCTGCTGCTAAAGGTATGGATTTAACTGTAGCTGCTGATTTAGTATCTAAAACATTGGGATCATCTACTAATGCTATGAGTAGATATGGAATACAGGTTACAGGTGCAGTTGGTTCTACTGAAAGGCTAGAATCATTAACTAATAATTTAGCTAATGTATTTGGTGGTCAAGCATCAGCACAAGCAGAAACAATGTCAGGTAAATTGGCTCAAATGACAAATGCCTTAGGTGATGCAGGAGAAGCATTTGGAAGATTGCTTTTTCCATTAGTTATTCCATTAGCAGAAGGATTAAAGCTAATAGGTGAAAGTGCAGTATCAGTTATAGATGCTTTTGAAAATTTAGGCAAAGCCCCATTAGAATTAGCAGATCAGTTATCAATAAATGAAAAAGCTATAAAAGACTTTAAAAATGAAATTAGAGGTTTATCACATCAAGAGTTAAAAGATTTAGCTGAAAATTTAATGAATACTGTTCCAAATATGTCAATATTTACAGATGAGACAAATTTAACAGCAGAAAAATTAAAATTATTAAATATAAGTTTAATGATGTCAAGTGTAGCTTATACTGATTATTTAGGTAATTTGAAAAAAGTAGAAGTTCAACAAATGACTACTATGTCTTTTTGGGATAAAACTACTGAATCTATAAAAAGAAACACTTTAGAAAGGGCAAAAAATGTTAAAGAAAATTTAAAAGGTTATGCTTTAACAACAGGAAAAGCATCAGATGCTATGAAATCAGTAGTAAAAGCTGAATCAATGGAAGCAATAGCAGGTTTTATTGCATCAATATTTAAAACAGTTCCATTTCCATTAAATGCAGTTTTAGCAGCAGGTGCAGGTGCTACAGTTAGTGGTTTAATAGATCAGGGTTTGTCAAAAATTCCATCATTTGCTACAGGTGGTGATTTTGTTACAAATGGTAGGCAGTTAATTGAAGTTGGTGATAATCCATCAGGCAGGGAAAGGGTGCAGATTACTCCACTTGGAGGTGATCCAGCACCAAATGCCCCATCAGGTGGATCAATTACTTTAAATATATCAGCACCACTTGTAGATGATACAGTAGTTGATAGTATAATTCCTGCTATTAGGGAAGCAGTTAGAAGGGGTGAAAATCTTGGAGTATCATAAATGCCTATAACTATACCTGATGCTTTTAATAATCATATACAAGGCAACCATACTAATATATTTCCTTATGTAGTAATTGATGTTGATGGATTAAATATAAGAATATCTACAAATTCAGTAACAATTAATACAGAAACATATAAACCACTTTTGTTAAATGTTCCATCATTAAAAGAATCAATAGATTTAGAAACAAGAAAGTATAAAATAAATTCAGTTTCATTAGATATTAGCAATGCTAAATATGAAGGCACAAGATTTTCAGAATTAGTTTCAAGTAAATCATTAATAAATTCTAGGGTTCAGATATTTTGGGGATCACCTGTATTAAATTCTAACAATGATGCTTTATTAGTTTATGATGGAACAGTTAGAAGGTATAGCCATACAGATGATAAAGTAAAAATAGAATTAGAAGATAGATCACAGGCATATTTGCAAAAGGATTTGCCTGTAGCTAATTTAGGTAGTGGTGATAATGTGCCTGATAAATATAAAAATAAACCTATTCCAATGGTTTATGGTAGAGTTGAAAATAGTCCTTTAGTAGCAAAATATAATAACAATAGATTAGAATTTATTGCAGACAGTAGAACAGATGTATCAATACAAGGATCAGAGCATTTAACTTTACATGAAGATGAAAAATATATATCAATTCCATTTCAAATTAATGCAGATATAGATAGTGAATATATATTTCAAGAAGATGATTATGAATATAAAAATAATATTTTACAATGGCAATTATCAGGTTCATATAATTCTATTTTATTAGTAGAAAAAACTGATTCAGATAATTTTAATCCTATAAATGATGATAGAATTATAGGTTTCCATGAGGTTGATTTGCAAGATATGAAAATAAATCCATTAATGCAAATATCAGATTATTGGACAAATGCAGGATGGGGAGGACATGAAGGTAGAAGTTGGTATAATTCTTTATATTATGATGAAGATGGAACAAAAGATGTATTTGGAACAATTTTAACAGAAAAAGAGGATGATGATTGGGATGGTGGTTCTAGGGTAGATAATCCTACAGCACCAAATGCAGGATTACAAGAAGATACAGATATATATATAAATCTTTATGGTGATCCTACTGCTGATGATGATAAGCATCAAAGGGCATTAATGGGCTGTGTTATTGATACATCTACAGTATCAGGAAGCAGTTTTTTAAATTCTTTTGGCATTATTAAATATTTAATAACTTTAGAACTTGTCAATATGTATTCTTGGGGTTCAGGAAGTAGTGATAGTACCACTGTAGTTAGGTTAAGGATAGGTGGAAATAAAACAAATGATAAAGCAGAGGTTTTTTATCATAGTGGTACAGGATTTGAGGGGAATGAATGGAAAGAAATTATTGATATTCAAGGTTACTCAGGAACAGAACAAACATTAAAAATAGAAAATTCTAATAGTTTGCTAATATATGCTATGCTAAATCAAAATTATGGCAATGGAATAGTAGGTTCAAGAATAAGGATACACAGTTTAAATTTAAAAAATTATTTGTTAATAGATAATTTAATAAAGCAAGATTATTATGCTGGATTAATAGTTGGAAGAAATTCATCTATTACAAATGATGTTGCTGCACCTAGTGCAATAAACCATATATTAGAATATGAATTAGGAATAGATGCAAATAGTCTTGATACAGCACCTAGTTTTAGTGTAGATATGAATTATGCTTTTACAATAGATAAAAAGATTAATTCTAAAAAGTTAATAGAAGAATTAGCATCAGCATCACCTTTTATACCACATTTTAACAATCAAGGCAATTTTAAATTTGATGTAATTCCTGCTACTAACCCTACAGCAGATCATACAATACAAGAATCTAAAGTTATAGATTTTACATTTAAAAGAACAAAAGTAGAAAATGTAAAAACAAAAGTAGAAGTGAAATATAAATGGGATTATGCAAGAAAAGAATTTGGTGCAAGTGTAGTTGCATCATTAGGAGATGGAATAACTTTAGATGATGGAACTACAGGTTTAGACTATAGTGCTGTGTTTAATTATTATAAATTAGAATCTGATCATTCACAATCTACTTTAATTGTTGATGATCACAGGGGTAAATACATAAGAGATTCAGCAACAGCCAAAAATCTAGCTAATTTTCTTTTAGATTATCATGTGAATCAGCATTTAATTTTAAGTGTTAAATTGCCCTTGTCAGTAGGTTTAGTTATGGAAGTTGGAGATATAGTTGAATTTGATAGTTTGCTTGGAGGAATTAGACCTTATGGAATTGACTATAGAGCTATTGTTGCATCATCTAGTTTGAACAATCAAAATCTTTTTTCAAAGTTTATAATTACAAATACAAATAAAACTTTAGAAATGGTTACTATTGAGTGTGAACAGCTACATAAATTAATGCAAGTAGATCATCTATATGATGAAGAAGGTACTTATGATCTTGATAATGCAGATACATCTTATCAGCAGCAAATTGATGGTTGCACTTTAGAAGGATCAACAAATTATGATCCTGATGCTACAAATGATGATGGTAGCTGCACAGGTTTTCCTGTAACATCAATATGTGCTATTGGTGAATCAGGCACAACAAGAGAGTATCAAAGGGAAAATGGTGAATATATAACTCAAGATGCAAACAATACTGAAGATCATCAGTATCATACAACATCATCAGGAGAACAATATCAAACAACTATCCATGATGCTACAGTTTGTACCTTTCCTGATGTTGTTGAAGGATGTACTGATTCTGATTTTGATAATTATGATTCTAGTGCAACACATGATAATGGTTCTTGTCAAATGTTTATAGGTTGTAATGTATGGAGTGCTAATAATGTTACAGGCTATGGAATAACTAATAATAGTCTTTGTGAATTTCCAATAGAACAACATCAAATGAATGCAGGTTGGAATGTAGTAACAATAAGCAAACCTCTTACTGAATGCAATAATTATGATTTCTATCAATCACCTAGTTATAATTACAGCTTAATAGCAAGTATAGATTCAGTTTTGAGTGGCATAATAAAAATTCAAAAATTTAAATGGGATTCTGATGGAAATGCTGTTGTAGACTCAATGCAATTAGGCTTTGGTAGTTCTGTAGGTGGGTCTTTTCCTAATGGTGATACATTTAGTAATTCAACTAGTTTGCAATTTGAAGAACTTGAAGAATTATCAGGAAATAATACATTTTCAACATATGAAGAAGGTGAAGTTTTTTATGCAATAAAGTTAGGAAGTCCTATAACAACAGATTTTGTAAGGCATTTACTTTATGTAGATGGTAGTCAGTCTAATGCTCTTGATCTTTTTACTCTGCTTTCACCATGATATTTAATTCAGTAAATATTAAACCTGCTAAAGTAGAAGATTCTTATTATTTAAGTTCTTTAAATTGGAATCAAGGGCAAAAGATAAGCTATTCAAGAATGAATGGGATAGAAGTAGATTCACCACTTTTAATACCATCATTAGAAGATGGTGTTTTATCTGTTGAAAATATTACAGCAAAATTTGGAATAAATACAGATGAAAATAATGAAAAAGTTTTTTATGAAACAGCTAAATTAAGATTTTTTACATTTAATAATAATATAGATATATTAATGGAAAATATAGATATAACCATTGATATAGATATAGATGCTTCGCAGCAAACATTAGAATTTGTAAATTTTAAACAGGAATTTTTTAAAATACAAGATACATCAAAATCACAAGCATTTACAATTATAATGCAGATAATTTTAAATAATTCAAGGGTTGCAGAAATATATTTAAAATTCCATTATAAGCTATCAAATAATACAGGTGATGTAAATGGTGATGGGATTATAGATTTAAGGGATTTAGTGGCATTATCAGATCATGTAGTGCAAGGAAAAGCAATAAAAAGTCCTGAATTTGCAGATGTTAATGGTGATGGTGAAGTTACACCTTTTGATGTAGTAGCATTAAGTGATAGGGTATTAAATGGCTAGATTAACTTATGGTGATGGTAATTGCTCTGTAGATGGTAATTGTAGAGCAATTCAGATAGATTACAGGGGTGCTATTGAAATGATGGATAAAACACCTAATAATTTTGCTTTTCATATTAATTCACATAGAATAATTATTTACCCACTAGGTCAGGGTTTATTAACAGATTTATTTGATTATAAAGGTGAATTTAAAATAATATCTGCTAAAGCAGTAGATACAAATGCAGAATTTTTACCTGTAACTATTGAAGCACAAACAGATTATACAGAATTATCATCAACAAATCCTGAAGATTCAACAATAAGCATAGAAGATTTAGATTCAACTTATACAGTAGGTGAAAGAATAGGCAGGAGTTTACTATTATTATCAAAAAAAGATAATCAAACTATGGCTAATAACTTTTTAAATAATAGTAATAAAATTTTAAGTGGTACTGTAACTGCTTCTATGCAAGAGACATCACAAACAGCATCAATTTCATCAGGAACATCATATTAGGAGTAATTTATGAGCTATCAACAAGTAAAAACCCCAAAATTTTATGTAAATGTTTTAGAATGGCTGCATTCAACAGGGCAAGAAAATTATTTACCAAATATTTATAAAACAAATCCTACAAATGGTGTTAAAGGAGAAGATTTTGAAGGTGGATTGTCAGAAGATGGATTAACATGGAATGCAGGAGAAATAAATACACATAATTCATTACATGAAGAATTTTTTGTAGCAGTATTAGGGCATCAATTAGGTGGAAGGAAGGCAATTATTTTTATTGATGGGGTTAAATTGGAATCAGGTGAATCTGAAGATGTAGTTAATTTTCAAGATGATACAAATCCTGAACATGATGGTTTTTCTATATGTAAAGTAAATAAATCAGATTTTGAAAAAATTGAATTTACATTACAAAAAAATTATGAAGGTAGTTATTCTGATGAATCACCTGTTTCAAGTTGTGTTATAGGTAATTTTTATGAAATGGCACATAGCCCTGATTTAAATCTTACTATGAGTATAGAGTATGGTGGAACTAAAACTATAGAAACTAAAGGTGGTTCTACACTTTCTAACAGCTATTGGAAAAAGCAGCCTAATTGGGGAAATGGATTTCCTGCATGGCATATAGATGCTTCTACACCTGAATTAGCACCACTTGCTTTTAGTGGTAGAAGAATATGGAATTTATCTTTTTCATATTTAGATCAAGAAGATTTACTACCTAAAATTTCAAGTTTAACAGCCTATGGTTCAGGGATAGATTTTGATTACAGCAGGGAACAATCATTTCTACATTCATCAGGAAATTCTAATTTTTTCTCTGAAGTGCTACATAAGAGTGTAGGATTGCCTTTTATATTTCAACCTGATAAAGATTTTAATAATTTTGCAATATGTATGTTTGATCAAGATAGCTTTCAATTTAAGAAAATAACTGATTCTATGTATAATATATCTCTAACCATAAGAGAAGTATGGTAAAACTTACCACAATGTCCTCCCAATAAACTCTCCATACAACGCCTAGTGAACACAAAAAGATGCTATGAATTTGCCCTCATAGCATTTTTTTCTCCTCTATAAATAATAAAACTAAACAAATTGTTTTGTTTATATCTATAATTGTTTTTATATTTAGGTATGCAAACAAATAACATAAAGGGCAAAGATATGAAAATAGAAATTAGAAAAACAACTTTTGACAGCTTATTTAAAAACATATTATCTGTAAGATTTGCAGAAACTTGGAATCAATACAATACTAATGATTATTCAGTTAATCCATTAGTTGTATTTGAAACTGCAAAATGGGATAAATTATTAAAATTATTAAAAGAATTTATTGATAGCAATAAAACAGAAACTATGTTATCAGATAATGCTACTAAGAGAGATTTAGAAATAGGAAGTTTAATTGGCTTGTATCATTTAATTAATTTGAAAAGAAGAGAGGTTGCATAATGGTTGTATATCTTAAAACTAGAATTAATGGTAAAATAAAAATTAAGACAATTTGGTTAAATGTTAGATAATGTAGATAAAATATTAAAGATGAGGGATAGAACTCCTGCTTGGTTATGCAGACAGGCAGGTGTTCACAGGTGTAATTATTCTTTAATTAAAAAAGGGCAACAAAAACTATCCAGCAATTTGATGGATAAGTTTTCAAAAATACTAGGAATAAGCAAAGATGTTTTATTCCCTAATAACAATCAGGAGAGTTAATGAAGAAAATACAAATACATGGAAAAGACTATGTAATGGTCAAAGATAGGATAATATTTTTTAATGAGCATTATCCTAAAGGAAGTATAGTAACTGAATTAAAGGCTACAGATAATAGCTTTATATTCAAAGCAACAGTTATACCTGAAATAGAAAATTCAAACAGGAAATTTACAGGTCATGCTGAAGAAGTAATTGGATCAAGTCAAATTAACAAAACTTCTGCTTTAGAAAATGCTGAAACCTCAGCAATAGGTAGGGCATTAGCTTGTATGGGTATAGGAGTTGAAGATTCATTTGCAAGTGCAGATGAAGTTAAAAATGCTCAATATAAACAAGTAGCACCAGCTTATCAAAAAACAGAAAATCAAAAAGAAAAATTTGATAAATTATTATCACATACCTGTTTTGATGGTAAGAAGAAAGAGATTAAGGATTTTTGGTTGAAGGCAGATTCTTTAAGTGCAACTGAAAGTGTTTTAACTAAAATGAAACAGAAAATAGCAGAATATAACAAAGAAAATAATAAGGAGACCTTGTAATGGGAATAGATAGAATGAAAAGAGGACAATGGGGTAAAATTGTTGCTTTTTTTGACATAAAAACAGAAGAAGGCTATATTATAAAAGGCTTTAAAATTGTTGAAGGAAATGATGGTTTATTTGTTGGATTTCCAAGTCAAAAAAAAGATGATGAATATAATGATACTGTTTGGGCTGATAAGGAATTAAAGCAACAAACAAATGATTTAGCCATTAAGTATTATCATCAGGAAATGGAAGTACCAACAGAAGATACACCATTTTAATGAGATACAGGGCTACAATAATGGTAGATATTCATGAGGAGGACTTAGATGCTGCTCAGGAAAAGTTAGATAAAATTATTGGAGATTTGTCTAATTCATTTCAAGTATCTATTGAAGAACTACCACATGGTTCTGATGTTTCATTATAACAAAGCAGGGAGGTTACATTTGGGTTTCCTCCCTGCACAATTTAAAGGGCAAAAAATGACATATATATTATCAATATTAATATTAGTATTTTCATCAATGATGACCATTTACCACTTATTTGCTGGTCATGTATGGTTACCACTTTTTATTATAACAATTATATCAGCTTTTATGGTATTTATAGCTAGGGAGGATTTTAATGTCTAAAGATGCTTATTATTTTAGCCATGATTCTAATGCTAGAAATGATCAAAGGTTGATGAAAGTTAGAATGAAATATGGAATGGAGGGGTATGGTGTTTATTTTGGAATAATAGAAATATTAAGAGAGCAGAAGGATTACACCTTAACATTTGATGATATAGATAGCATTTCATTTGATTTAAGGGTAGATAAAGAAAAGATTGAAGATATTGTAGAAAACTATGATTTGTTTGAAATAAAAGGTCATACAATGTTTTATTCTAAATCATTAAAGAGAAGAATGTTAGCATTAGATGAGAAAAGGAAGAAGTTAGCTAGTGCTGGAAAGAAGGGTGGTTTAAGCAAGGCTAGAAAAATGCTAGAAGCAAAATCCAAGCAAGGCTCTAGCAGTAAAGTAAAAGAAAGTAAAGTAAATAAGAATAAAGTAAATGATATAAATAAAAGAATGTTGTTATTTAAAGAGTCTTTGGAAAAACACAGCAATCAATACAATAAAGATACAATAGAGAATTTCTTTAATTATTGGTCAGAGCCTAATAAGAGCAATACAAAGATGAAATTTGAGCAGCAAACTACTTGGGATATATCAAGAAGATTAAAAAGATGGGCTGATAATAATTTTAGTAATAACAAGAAAGAAGAAATATCAAGACCTGTAGTTCCAAAGTATGTTGCACCAAAAATAGATGATAAGGATATAGCAACAGAAGATGAAAGAAAAAAAATTCTTAATATAAGGAGAAAGTAATGGGTAAAATGAAATCACTATGGTCAGGATTAGAAGAAGATTGTTGTGTTGAAGAAGATATGTGCTTACATATAAATAAAGAATATCAACCTGCTGAGCCTGATGTTAATGTAGCTGAAAGTTTAACCTGTAATGATTGTGGTGCAGATTTAGATTTACCACAGGAAGGTGATGATCTATGAGTTTTGCCTGTTTTATATTTGGGTGCTGGTTAGGTTGCATCATTGGTTTTTTATTATTTGTATTTTTAAATTAAGGAGATTTATGGATAGCACTAACACATATGAAGAAAGAAGGACATATACAGGTGTTGATCCTGAAGATGTATGTGAAGAATGGTTGCAAGGTTTTGATAATCTGTTTTATAAAAGATTTGGTTGGGGTTTTGAAGATAATACCATAGAAATGAAACATTTTTATAAACTACCTTTTATGATAAAAAAAATGCCTGATTTTATTGTTGTAAATAAAATAGCAAATTTTTTAGAAGTAAAGGGTTATAATAATTATTTACATTTAAAAACTGCTGATTATGAACAATATAAAAAATGGAATACAATTATGCCATTAAGTTTTTTTGTTTATAATTTTAAAAGTAAAAAACATAAAATTATAGATTGGCATGAAATGAAAAATGAAAGAATACCAATGGCTGAAATAACTAATTTTGAAGTAGATGGAAAGCAAATTTATAAAATATATTTAGGAGATTGATGTGAAATACAAATGGTTTATACTAGGATATTTAACTGCACTAACAACAATATTTTTAGCAAGTTGCACTATTGCACCACTTGAAGCTGCTGGTTCTGATTGTGGTAATGAAAGTTGGAATCCTTGCTATGTTAAGGTGGTAGAATGAGCAGGGCAGTAGTATGGTTTAGCTGTGGTGCATCTTCTGCTATTGCTGCTATGTATGCAATTAAAAAATATGGTGATAAATGTGTTGTTGTTTATTGTGATACAGGTGGTGAACATTCAAGTAATAGGAAATTTCTATTAGATATAGAAAAATTAATAAAAAAAGAAATTACAATATTAAAAGCTACTAAATATAAAGATCATTTTGATGTATTTGAATCAGGTTATTTAAATGGTGTTCAGGGTGCAAAATGCACAACAGAATTAAAAAAGAAATTAAGAATAAAATATCAAAGACCTGATGATATACATATATTTGGCTACACAGTAGAAGAAAAGCATAGAGCAGAAAAGTTTGAAAATTATAATCCTGAATTATATGTTGATTGGGTATTAATAGATAAGGGTATTACAAAAGAAAATTGTTTAGGCATATTATGGAATAAACAAATAGAACTACCAAAAATGTATGAATTAGGATATAATCATAATAATTGTATAGGATGTGTTAAGGGTGGTATGGGTTATTGGAATCAGATTAGAAAAGATTTTCCTGAACATTTTAATAGAATGGCTAAAATAGAAAGAAAAATAGAACATAGTATTTTTAGAGATAGAAAAACAGATGAAAGAATATATTTAGATGAACTTGATCCCAATGCAGGTAACTTTAAAAAAGAACCACCAATTAGCTGTGATTTAAGTTGTGGTTTAGCTATAAATGAGTTAGATGATTAAGTTTACAATAAAAGGCAAACCTATTGCTTTAAAAAGGCATAGAAGCACTAGATCAGGTAGAATGTATGATCCAAGTGCTAAAGATAAGAAGCAGATATGGCTACAAATAGCTAGATTTAAGCCAAAAAGACCCCTAGAAGGACAGATTATGCTTTTTGCTACATTCTATATGCCTAGACCTAAAAGCCACTACAGAACAGGTAAGTATGCTAATGTTTTAAAAGATGGAGTTCCTGAATATCATACAAACACACCTGATTTAGATAATTTATTGAAGATGATATGTGATACTATTCAAGGCAAAGATAGAATGATATTAGATGATAGTCAGATATGCAGAATACAAGCTGAAAAGATTTATAGTAAGCAACCTAGAACTGAAATAATAATAGAGGAAATATGAAGATACTAAATTTATATGCTGGTATTGGTGGTAATAGAAAATTATGGGGGGGGGATATTGAGGTAACAGCAGTAGAAAATGATATAACTATATTAGATATATATAATGATTTATATCCTGATGATAGTATTTTTTTAGGGGATGCACATAAATATTTAGAAGAAAATTATAATAAATTTGATTTTATATGGACTTCACCACCATGTCAAAGTCATAGTCAGATAAGATATAATTTAGGATTTAAAAATAGAGGAACAAAAGCTATATACCCTGACTTGCAATTATATGAAGAAATATTATTTTTAAAACATTATTTTACAGGTAAATATGTTGTAGAAAATACTAGATCATTTTACAATCCATTAATAGAACCAAAGTTTATTGGTGGTCATTATATATGGAGTAATTTTGAAATAGAAAATATAAAAATAAAAAACAGGGATCACAGAAGTGGAACAGTAGAATCTTTACAAAAAAGAAAAATGATAGATTTATCTAATTATGATATAAAAAACAAAAGGCAAATTTTAAGAAATTGTGTAGAGCCTGAACTTGGATTGCATATTTTAAATCAAGCAAAAGGTATAAAATTAGATACAGAGCAACAAGATTTATTTAATCCATAAACAAATTCTTTTAATTATACAAGTTATTTATTATAAATTAACTTCCAAAATTATGAGGAAATATGGAACATAAATTAGTGCAAAGAGATATAGATAGCTTAATCTTTGCAGAATACAATCCTAGACAACTCACCAAAGAGCAATACAAGAACCTGAAAGATTCAATAGATAGATTTGGGCTTGTTGATCCTATTTTAGTTAATAAAAATAAAGATAGAAAGAATATTATTATTGGAGGGCATCAAAGGGTTAAGGTGGCTAAAGATATGAATATTAAAGAAGTTCCTGTGCTTGAATTAGATTTAACTTATGAAAGAGAAAGAGAATTGAATGTTAGGTTAAATAGAAATACAGGTGAATGGGATATGGATAGTCTTGCTAATTTTTTTGAGGTTGATGAACTTGTTGATTGGGGATTTGATGAAGATGAACTTATATTACCTGAAGAAGAAGTTGTAGCTGGTTTAACAGAAGATGATGATGTTCCTGGAGTAGAAGAAAGCATTTGTAAGGAAGGTGATCTGTGGATACTAGGAGAGCATAGATTGCTATGTGGTGATGCTACAAAGAAAGAAGATGTAGATAAATTAATGGATGGTAATAAAGCTGATATGGTGTTTACTGATCCACCTTATGGGATTGGATATGAATATAATTCACATAAAGATAAAAAGGGAGATGAATATTTAGAGTTTTGTGATAAATGGTTTAATAATATAAAAGCACATACAAATAATATTATAATTACAACAGGCTGGGCTTATCAAAAATATTGGATAAATAAAGACCCTTATGATATTATTTATTGGATATGTAGAAATAAAATGAGTGGAGGGAAAGTAAGCCACTTTAGGAGATGTGAGCCTATTCTATTTTGGGGTGAATTTAAAAAAATTCTTGATGATGATTTTATAGAGGTTTATGTAAATTCAGGATTCTTAAATAAGCATGAGGAAGCAAATAAAAATTTATTATTGGATAAACATACTTGCCCTAAACCAATAGAATTATATGTGGGTTTGTTTAAAAATATAAAATATAAAAGTGTATTAGATATATTTCTTGGTTCAGGCTCAACACTAATAGCCTGTGAAAAAACAGGAAGAAAATGTTATGGTATGGAAATAGACCCATATTATTGTGATGTGATCATAAAAAGATGGGAAGATTACACAGGAAAGGTAGCAAAATTACATGGCTAGACCTAAAAAATATGATATTGATCCAAAGCAAGTAGAACAGTTAGCAGGATTTGGTTGCACTAATACTGAAATAGCTTCTTTTTTTGGATGCAGTAAAGATTTAATTAGTAAGAGTTATTCCAAGAATGTTGCAAAAGGGCAGGATGGTGGAAAGATAAGGTTAAGGAAGTATCAATGGACTGCTGCAAAGAATGGTAATGTGGCTATGTTAATATGGCTAGGAAAACAATATTTAGGACAAACAGATAAGCAGGAAGTAACTACAACAGAATTACCTGAAGGGTTTAAGGTTGAACTCCTTTAAATTATTTAAACATCAATTAGATTATGTTATGTGTGAGGATAAATACCCATTCCTTACAGGTGGAGTAGGAAGTGGTAAAACTATGGCTTTCTGCCTTATGGCTTTAAATCAATGTTCTAAAAATGCAGGTAAAACAATACTACTTGCAGAACCTACATATCCTATGATTAGAGATGTGTTACAGCCAACATTTGAATCAGTATTAAAAGATGCTGGGTTTGATTATGAATATACTGCAACATCAACTAAATACAGGGTGTATTGGAAGGGTGGTTGGTGTGATGTTATTATGAGAAGTGCAGAAAATTACATGAGATGGGCTGGTTTAAATTTAGCTGCTGGTGGTATAGATGAAGCAGATCAGTTAAGAGATGATAGGGCTTGGAAAATGCTACTATCAAGGTTAAGAGATGGTAACACATTAACAGCATTTGGTAGTGGAACACCTGAAGGCTTTAAATTTGTGTATAAGTATTGGGGTGATAACCCTAAAGATGGTTATAAATTAATCAGGGGTAAAACAGAAGATAATACTATGCTACCTGAAGAATTTATTAATAGCTTGAAAGAAAACTATGATGAGAACTTATTAAAAGCATATTTGAATGGTGAATTTGTAAACCTGCAACAAGGTGCTACATATTACCAATTTACAAGGGAGAACAATGTCAAAGAAAACAAATATAATCCTGCCTTACCCATCCAAGTGTCTTTGGACTTCAATGTCTCACCAATGGCTGCATCAATATTCCAAACCTATCAGCACTCTCCAAAAGTCAGGGTGTTTGATGAAGTTGAGTTACATCATGGTGGAGGAAGTGAAATCTTAACTGAAAGAATGGTGCAGGAGATTAAGAAAAGATACCCAAATAATAAATATATAGCATATCCTGATCCTGCTAATCAAAGGCATACATCAGCACTACATACAGATCATGATCTATTAAGACAGGGTGGCTTTAAAGTTAAGGTTAAGCCTAAAGCACCAAGAGTAATAGATTCAGTTAATGCAGTTAATAAGCTATGTGAAAAGAATTTAATAATTGATCCTAAATGCAAAGGGTTGATAACAGATTTAGAGCAAACAGTTAATAAGGAAGGCACAAGAGAAATAGACAAATCTAATAAGGATAGAACACACTTTTCTGATGGACTTAGATATGCTATTGATTTTGAATACCCAATTATCAAACCACTAACAGGGAGTATATCAAGATGATTCCATCAACAGCACAGCTAATGGTTGAGATGAGCAAAGTAGCATATCAGGATACTGAAAAAAAGAGATGGCTACA